GGAGAAATATGGCATCAAGTACATCAAGTGATTTAAAATTAGAATTAATAACTACAGGTGAAAAGTCAGGTACCTGGGGTACAATTACAAATACAAATTTACAGATATTAGAACAAGCGGCTAGTGGATACATAAGTATAGATGTTGGATCTGGTGATGTAGCTCTATCTTTAGCTAGTCATGCTGTATCTAATGGTAAAAATCTATACTTTAAACTAACAGGAACTTTATCAGGAAATAGAAATGTAACAATGCCTGACTCTTCAGAAAGAGTTATTATAGTTCAAGATGCAACAGCTAGGTCTAGTAGTAATTATACTTTGACAGTGAAAACAGCATCAGGAACTGGTATTGCTTTATCAGCAGGATCTACTTCTGTTTTATATTCTGATGGCACAAATATAAATTTAGGTATAAGACAAAAAGGATATTACACAGTTCCTTCAGCATACACTGCAGTGGATGGTGATCAACTTTTAATAAATACATCAGGTGGTGGTATAGGTTCTTCTGTAACAGTAACACTGCCAGCTTCACCGGCTATAGGTAGTGAGGTTACATTTATAGATAGTGGTAATGCTTTTGGATCAAACAATTTAACTGTGGCTAGAAATGGTTCAAACATATTAGGAGCTGCATCTAATTTAGTTGTATCAACAAACGGCGCTGCCTTTACTTTAGTATTTGTAAATGCAACAAGAGGCTGGGCATACAAAGATAAAATATAGGAGCTAATGCATGGCTCTAATTGATTTCAAATTTAGACCTGGAATAGATAAACAAAACACAGAAGCAGGAGCAGAAAATCGTTGGGTAGATTCTGACAACGTAAGATTTAGATATGGTCTACCTGAAAAGGTTGGAGGTTGGGCCTCACTTGTAACAGATACAATTGTAGGTGTAGCCAGAGCGCAACATGCTTTTGTAGATTTAGATGGTAATAGATATGTTGCAATAGGAACAGATAAGTTTTTATTATTATACTTTGAAGGTCAACTGTATGACATATCACCTTTGAAAGCTACAATAACAGGTGCAACAATTGCAACCACAAACGGATCACCCACATGTACAATCACAAAAACTTCACACTCTTTATCTGTAGGAGATATTATTATATTAGATAACGTTACGCTACCGGGAGGTACAGGTTTTAGTAATTCAGATTTTGAAGATAAAAACTTTCAAGTAATAACAGTTCCAACAACAAATACATTTACAATTACACAGACATCAAATGCATCAGGAACAGTATCAACTGGTGGTAGTCTAAGTATAAAACCATACGAACCTGTAGGACCAAGAGCACAGTCATATGGTTATGGTTGGGGTATCGATAGTTGGGGCACAGGTAACTGGGGTGAAGCTGCATCTGCATCAGATGTATCACTAGAACCTGGTTTATGGTCACTTAGTAACTTTGGTCAAGTATTGATCGCAACTATTGCAAACGGTAAAACATTTACATGGAACGCCGGTGATGGTGCTAGACTTACTACAAGAGCATCAACTACAACAACTAACTTTGCAACAGGAAATAATCCTACGGCATCAAGGGTCACGTTAGTATCACCTACAACTAGACACTTAATTCATCTTGGAACAGAAACAACAATAGGTAGTACATCAACACAAGACGATATGTTTATAAGATTTTCTGATCAAGAAAATATAGATAGCTATAATGTTACGTCAATTAATTCTGCTGGTTCACAAAGACTACAAGACGGTAGTAAAATTATTGGAGCACTAAAAGCAAAAGAAAGTATTCTAGTTTGGACAGACAACGCTTTGTATACAATGAAGTTTATAGGTGCACCTTTTACATTTGGTTTTGAACAAGTTGGTACAAACTGTGGATTGATAGGTAAGAATGCAGCTGTAGAAATAGATGGTGTTGCATTTTGGTTATCACCAAAAGGTTTCTTTATGTTTGATGGTACAGTTAAAACATTACCATGCTCTGTAGAAGATTTTGTTTATGATAATATTGATACTACAAAAGGTCAACAAATAGCAGCCGGTCTTAATAATCTATATACAGAAGTTGTTTGGTACTATCCGGGAGCAACATCTGAATATAATGATAAGTATGTAGTTTATAACTATGGAGAAAATTGTTGGTATACCGGGACAGAGGCTAGAACAACATGGATAGATGCAACTATCTATCAAAAACCTTTTGCTACCAAATACGATTCTAATTCATCAGGATCTTTTCCGGTGATAGTAGGTCAATCAGGTCTAGGTCAAAGCACATTCTTTGAACATGAAGTAGGTACAGATCAAGTTAATCCAAATGGTACAACTACAACTGTTACATCGTTTATCAAATCTTTTGATTTTGACCTACAACAGAGACAAAGAGATGCAAGAGGCAGGTCTACAGGACCAAGCATTGCAGGAGAGATATTCTTAGCTGTAAGACGTTTTGTACCTGATTTTAAAAATCTAGAGGGTAATGCTAAAGTAACATTAGCAGTTAAAAGATACCCTCAACAGAACGATACAGTGACTAGTTTGAGCCCCTTTACAATTAATGCTAGTACTGATAAAAAGGATACTAGAGCAAGAGGAAGGTTTGTTAATCTAAAGATAGAGAATGATTCTGTATCGGAATCATGGAGATTTGGGACATTTAGATTAGATATACAACCTGACGGGAGAAGATAATGGCAAAAACGTTATTTGAATTAGTACAAGAGTATTTATCTAAACGTAGTTTACCAGAAACATTTACGTACGATAGATCTAATGAAACACCAGTAGAAGAAACCAAAACAGCTCCTGTAATGCCTGTTGCAGTTGCAGCTGCCATGAGTCCTGGACGTGAAAGAGATAGCGGTATTGAAACATTTTTTAGACCACCTGAAGCTAGAGAAAGTTTAGAAAAATTATATACAGGTGAATATCAAGACTATGAAGACTATTTAGAAGATCAAGATAAAGGAATCAAAGGACTTTTAAGAGGTTTATTTAAATTTTTACCTGGAGGAAGTATGCTTCAAAGAGATCCAATGCCATCAGACCCTATGAGTAAATCTTTTTCAGTGCAATCTTTAGGAGGTGACCCATATGGATACTATGATCAAATGAGAGCGGGTAATATAACAGGACAAGATCCTTTTGGTATAAATACAATATCTGCTTTTGGTAATTATCCGGCTTACGCAGATAAAACTTTTAGAGAACTATCAGCTAAAAAAGCATCTGGTAAAACATTATCAAACTTTGATGAAGCAAGATTAGAATTTTATGGAAAAGTGGTAGAAGAAAATAAAAAAAGAACAGGTCCAGATGGAGATCCATACTTTTTTGGTGATGATGAGTCTGATAAAATTGGTGATGTAGATATAGTAGGTGGTAAAAAATCAATAGTTTCAAATAAAACTCCAATAACTATATTTGGTGAAGGACCTGATCGTGGAATTAGTTCTTTTAGACCAGACTTTGGTTTTATAGATCAAGGTGGTTTTGGAGAGTTTGGACTACCCGGCCCTAGTACAATAGCACAAGTTGCTCAACGAAATAGAGAAGAGGGTGAAAGAATTATAGCGAATAGAAAAAAAGCTCAAGAAATATTAAAAAAACAATCCGCTGGTTTGGCTGCCATTGGATCTGGCGGTGGTGGAAGAGATTCAGGAAGAGATGATAGCCCAACAACAGGTGGTGGAGGATTTGGAGCTGCAGATTTTGGTCCTGGAGATGATAAATATGGAGCTTTATAATGGCAAAAATTAACGTTAGAATACCAGAACCAAAAGAACAATATGATGTTTCTAACCAGAAACAAATAAACAGAACTTTATCTGGTATAGTAGAGCAACTAAACTCTACATTTTTAAATGATTTAAAACAGGAGCAAGAAAGATTTTCTTGGTTTTTAGGTGGCTAATATTTATACAAACGCAAAAGCAGATTTAACAACTAATAATTTGACAACTGTTTTTACAGTGCCATCAGACACTAGAGCTATAGTAAAATCTTTTATAGTATCTAACGACTCTTCGTCAAACGATGATATAGAAGTAATAGTTGTAGATACAGCAGATGTTGCATATAATTTATTTAAGAGTAAAACTATTAGTGCAAATTCAACATTAGATTTATTAACAAATCCTTTGATTTTGACAGAAGGAGAGATACTTAAAGTTCAAGCAACCACAGCTGACAGGTTGCATGTTATTATATCTATGTTACAAATAAACAGAGATTAGGAGAATACATGGCATTTAAAGAACCAGGATCAGTTAGATACGAAATGATAGATGGTAAAAAAGTTCCTATCATAGAGTGTGAAGCTGAGATAACTGTAATTAATAAAAAAACTAACAAAGAGTACGCATCTGATAAAGAAGCAGAAGATGATATTAATAACCCAGATACTGATACAGTAAAAGAGGATATACTTAGATCAGTAAAAATAAGAGTAGCAGCAATGCCACCAATAGGAGCAGCGTCAGACGAATAATATGCCAATATCTAGAGGAATGATGGAAAGACAATTACGTATGGGTGGCGGTATTATGAATATCGTGCCAAGAGAAGAAGCATTTTTAGGTGGTCTTAAGAAAGCTATCAAAGGTGTTGCTAAAGGTATTGGTAGTTTTATTAAATCTGATGCAGGTAAAATGGCTCTTACAGCTGGTGCATTATATGGTTTAGGTGGTGGTACATTCTTTGGTAAAAGTCTACCAGGAATAGCTGGCACAGGTTTTAAAGCAGGTAATATATTATCTAATATAAAAAATTTACCTTTTATGAGTAAATTTGTTGGATCAGTTGGTTTGGGAAAACTTTTGGGTGGAGGCATGCCTCAACCACAGGTAGGATCATTTGGTGTAAATACGCCTGCATTGAGAAGTTACTTAACAGAATATTTTACAAATTTAAATCCACAAAGAGATAACGAAGAGGATGAAGAATATGCAGCTAGAATAAATCAATTAGTAGAATCTAACATGGTAGAATACATGTCAGAAGGTGAGCGTATGGGATTTCAAAGAGGTGGTAGAAGAGGTGATTACGGACAGGCCAGTTATAGTGAGTCTCCATCATTCTCAAGACCCGATGATTCAGGTCCTTCAACTCCACCACCAAGTGTATTAGCAAGAAAACCAAAAGTTAATATTCCAACACCTGATAAGTCTGATGACAGAGGAATTTTAGCAACGGTTGGAGATTATTTTAGTAATCTACCTAATCCTCTTTTCACTCCAGCAGCGGCAGCA